CGCTTATGTTCGCGCAGCAGATGACACCACAACAAATAATGCTGGCTTGATTCCAACACCACAGCTTGCAGAAATCATCAATCCGCTATCAAATGCTGATCGCGGTTCAATCGATGCAATCAGCCGCGGAGTTCTTCCAGCTGCTGGTATGACATTTGAAATTCCTAAGATCACCGCAGTTCCAACAGTTGCAGAAGTAGCTGAAGAAGGCGCAATTGGTGAGACCGGAATGACAAACTCTTTCCTTTCCGTATCTGTAAAGAAATTTGCTGGCGGACAGGAATTCTCAGTAGAACTTTTGGATCGTTCTTCACCATTGTTCTTCGAGGAGCTCGTACGTCAAATGGAATTTGCTTATGCAAAGGAAACAGACAAGTACGTTACAAATCTCATCATTTCTTCAGGACAACTCGCACCAACAGCTCAAGACAACACCGCAGCTGGTCTTCTTGGCTTCGTAGCGCAAGGCGCTGCTGAGGTTTATGAAAACAGCCTTGGATTTGCTCGTTCACTTGTTGTATCACCTGAACAATGGGCAAATATTATGAGTTACAACGACAATGGCCGTCCAATCTATACAGCAACAGCACCATCAAACGCTGGCGGAGCGGTAAGCCCACAGTCACTACGCGGAAACGTTGCAGGTCTTGACCTCTATGTATCTCGCTCACTTTCAGCATTGACCTACACCACAGGTGACGGATCAATGTTTGTAATTAACCCAGAGTCCTACACTTGGTATGAATCACCACGATTCCAGCTTCGCGCTGACGTAATCGCAACAGGCCAAGTCAAGGTTGCATACTATGGATACGGCGCACTTGCAGTTAAGGTCGCTAACGGTTCTTGTCACTTTAACAAGAACTAGTCAATTCAATAGTTAAGCCCTGTCCGCTCCCGAGCAGGGCTTAACCCCTTAGAACGAAAGGAAGGCGAGATGCCAACGATAGTCACAGCCACAGAGCTAAGAACCATCCTTGGCGTCTCGTCTGCCCTTTATTCAGATGCTTATCTCGACGATATTTGCGATGCTTCGGAAAATATCGTTATTCCTATGCTTGTTACTTTTCAAAGCAAAATTAATAAGGTTAAACTTGAAGATAATGTGGCTTACTTCGAGACCGCCACAATTCACGAATTTACCGAAGGTCAATCCGTTATTATTACCGGTTGTGGATCACCATTTAACGGTACGCGGACAGTCACAAATGATTTAATTAGCCCTTATGTATTTACCGCCGCTATCACAAATGCTGACGTATTGGAAAAAAACATTATCCCAGCCGGAAACGCTGCGCTCTCTGGATTATCGACCTATGTCGGAAATGCCAACGTTGAAGCTGCCGTTTTGGCTATTTCTGTCGAAATATTCCAAGCTCGAACAGCCGCAGGTGGAGCAATCGAAGGAGTAGATTTCAGCGTCTCGCCTTATCGCCTTTCCAAAAATCTTCTTGCTAAAGTTACTGGCTTACTTGGCCCTTATCTTGACACCGATGCGATGGTGGGCTAATGCCAGCATCCACAATCTCTGGAGACGTTCGAGGCGCAATTAAAACCGCGCTCGCCTCTGTTAGCGCGAACGTTTACGATCACGCGCCCGAAGCGCCTATCGTTCCTGCTGTTGTAATAGTTCCAGACTCTCCGTATATGGAACTAGAAACAATTGGTAAGAGTCCAGTCCGAGTCAAATTAAATTACACAATCACCGCAGCAGTCGCTTATCTTTCTAACCCTGCCTCTCTCGATAATCTCGAGAAATTAGTTATTAGTATTCTTGGGGCGCTAAACGCTTCCAAGTATGAGTTATCAACAGTCGAAAGACCCTCGATAACTACAGTTGGAACGACAAACCTACTCGTTTCAGATATTCGCTTGAGCGTCCGCTACGAGCAAACTTCATAAGGAGACCAGATGGCAACGACAATCATAACTGGGCGCGATGTGACTTTCACTCTCGATAGCACAAGCTACGATGCCCAAGCAACAAGCGCAGTTCTAAGCTGCGAAACAATTATCGAGACCTATCAGACTCTTGATGGTCGCGCTTACAAGTCCACAGATAAGCAATGGACTTTCACTATCGAATTGCTTCAAGATTGGGGAGCTACTGGCTCACTATTCGAAGCAATGTGGACAGATGCCGAAGCTAATCCAAATACAACTTTGGCAGTATCATTCACAGCTGCCACAGGCGCAGTATTTGCTTTCAACGTACTTCCAATCTTCCCAGCAGCCGGCGGAGCAGCTCCCGGAGCGCTCACCGACACTTGGACGATGACAGTCGTTGGAACACCAACAGAGACATTTAGCTAAGAGATCGGGGATCGGGAGCAATGAAATTAGCAATTACAATTGAATATAACAGCGGAGAGTCGGCGACTTATATCGCTCAACCGCCAGAGTGGGCCAAGTGGGAAAAGACCACGGGTCATACAATCACAAAGGCGCAAGAGAATATAGGAATTTGGGATCTTCTTTTTCTAGCCTATAACGCCTACAAGCGCGAAAATGCTGGTAAACCCGTTAAAGCGTTCGAAGTCTGGATGGAAACAGTTGCAGACGTTAGGACAGTTAGCGAAGACCCAAAAGCCACAGCGCCGACTCCGTAAGGCGGATGCTAGTCGTAGTCGCGCTAAAGACGGGAATCCCGATGCATTATTGGGATGATTGGGATGATGTAGCAACGGCAGTTGAGTTAGTTAAGGAGATGAATAAAGATGGCTGATGAATTGGCGGCGTTCGATAAAACCGAATTACGCCAAGTTTATAAGGCCTTTAATCTTCTTGGTGATGAAGCCAAAGCAGAAGCTAGAGAAACTTCTAACAACCTTGCCACTTATCTTCAACGCCAAATAGCCCAGAAATCTCAAAGTCGCGTCAAAGGTCAAAAGGCAATTGAGCGAATCGTTGCAGGATCTAAAGTATCTAAGACCAGCACAACCGGCGAAATTCGTTATGGTTATACCGGTCAAAGATTTAGCGGGGGTGCTAATACCCAACAACTATGGGCTGGCTTTGAATTTGGTTCTAATCGCTGGAAACAATTTCCAAGTTATTCCGGTCGGCAAGGTCGCGGCTCTCGCGGTTGGTTTATCTACCCGACACTTCGCCAAGAACAACGCAATATCGTTAGCCAATGGACAGCGGCGTTCAATCGTATTTTAGATAAGTGGGGCATAGGTGGCATCTGATTCGAGAGCCTTAACGCTCAAACTTTTAGCCGATACAGCGGATTTCCAAAAGAAATTAGAAGCTGGTTCTAAAGACATAGATTCCATCGGCGAACGCGCCGCAGAATTTGGTAAAAAAGCGGCTTTAGCCTTTGCTGCTGCTGGAGCTGCCGTTGGTGCTTTTGCGGTAAGTGCAGTCAAAGCCGCCGCCGAAGATGAGACAGCTCAAAAGCAATTAGCAGCGACTATTGCGGCGACAACCGATGCAACGGCTAAACAAATTGCCGGTGTCGAAGAATACATAAAACAAACTTCTATTGCAATCGGTGTTACCGACGATCAACTGCGCCCAGCATTTGCAAGATTGGTTCGTAGTACCAAAGACGTCGAAGATGCTCAAAAGTTACTCAATTTAGCCCTTGACATTGCTTCGGCAACTGGGCGTCCGTTAGAAGGCATAGCAAATGCATTAGGTCGCGCTTATGATGGAAATACGACAGCACTTGGTCGCCTCGGTTTAGGCCTTGATTCTAATTTAATTAAATCAAAAGATTTTGATGCCATATTTAAAGAATTAACTAGCACTTTTGGCAACTTTGCAGAAAATGAAGCACTTAGCACCGAGAAGCAAATGGAGCGAGTCAAGATTGCTTTGGATGAAGCAAAAGAATCTATCGGTGCAGCTTTACTACCTGTTGTTCAAGAATTGACTGCTTGGATTTTAGATAATTTTATTCCAGCGTTGGAAGCATTTATCGCAGGTCTTACCGGTCAAGATGGTTTGGACGGAGCGTTAACCGAAACCCAAAGAACCGCCGTTGAGTGGGGCAAAAAAGTACGCGGTTTTATAGAAACTGTGATAGATCTCAAAGATGAAATTCTGATTACTGCTGGCGTTATGGTTGCTGCTTTCACAGTCAGTAAAATCGTTGCTGGCGTTACAGCTCTTATTGCTTTAATCAAAAGCCTAATTGTTGCTTATAATGCTTTAAAAGCAAGCGCACTCGTAGCCGGAGTTGCTCAGGCTTTTGCTTTAAATCCTGCTCTTGGAGTCGGCGCTGTGGCTTTAGCCGCAGCAGTTTTGTCTGGAGCAAATGCGCTTGCAAAAACTGGTGACGTCGACACAAGTGAATTGGGTGTAAATACCGGTGGCGGTTTTGGTAATAGACCATTTGGCAGCGTTGTTAGTGGTTCTAATTCATCGTCTTCTACTTCTAGTTCAAGTGGCTTTTCGAGTGGAATAGTGAGTGGTTCGATAGGTTCAACCGGCAGCAGTTCGGCTAAACCTCAACCCACTTTGATTGAACAAGTGACACAGGAAAATTTTATAAAAAATCTAGCTCCGGGAAATTTCAATCCGTCTGGAGTTCGCCGCGCAGATGAAATAGGAAATGTAACAATAAATGTTAATGGTGCTATTGATCCAGCCTCTACAGCGCGACAGATAGCAACCATATTAAATAACGAGGCGGCAATTTCGGGTAACTTTACTAATCTTGGAGTTAGTCGATTCGATCTTAGGCCGGAATAATGACTTGGACAATAGATCCGACGGTTACTATTGGTGGCGTTGATTATACTAGCAAATCTTTAAACGGCGTTTCTATAACCTATGGCCGTACAACCATATGGGAACAACCTCGCGCCGGATATGCATATATTCAAATAAAAAATGATAATAATTCCGCGCTGGCTATTACTTTAAATTCTTCTGTCACAATAACCGTAGATAACTTCACTGGCACTCCCATAACAGTATTTACGGGCAAAGTTAGTTCAATTACCAGTTCAGTTCAAGCTAGTGGCACTTCTGGCAAAGTAATTATTCACACAGTTGTAGCAAATGCTCCAATGGCGGAAATGTCACGCGTTCTCACTCATACTGGCTCTTATCCTAAAGAATACGATGATGACCGTCTCGATAGAATTTTAACCGCAGCTGGCGTCACAATCGACACAATAGACACTCCGGGAGTTTACGAATTTACGACAAGCGCTGCCAATCCGACTGATGCATATACGGATGCAGCTTATTACGCGAATATGGCTTTTGGATATATTTATGAAACTACTGACGGCAAAGTCGGCTACGCAAATGAGTCTCGAAGGACAATTGAAGCGGCTACAAATGGTTATTTGACAATACCTACTAATGTCATTTTAGCTCCATCTGTAAACTCACAAATAAGTACCAACAATTTAATCAACGATGTGCGCCTTGAATACAAAGCAAATGCCGTCGTTACTTCCACGAGTGCCAGCTCTATTTCAACCTATGGACAGAGAGCCACATACTTTCAAACAGAATTAGAAGATACTACCCAAGCTCAATTTCAAGCGGATCGGTATATCACCTTGCGCTCTACACCTTCCCCAATTTTAGAAAATTTTAGCGTCCAATTAAGCGCCCCAGATATAACCAGTACCGTTTTAAATGCTCTTATTGCCGTTTATTTGGGGAAACCAATTCAAGTCAATAGTTTCCCAAATCCTATTTATAATGGTATTTTTAAAGGGTTTGTTGAAGGTTGGGTAATGAGCATTAGCCAAAACAGCTCAACCCTTAGCCTCAACGTCTCTAAGAATAGCCTTAGCATTACCCCGACTCGCTGGCAGGATGTCTCCGCGACCCTTCAATGGGAAGATGTAGATCCTGCGCTAGAATGGGCCGACTATGAGTAGGAGATCCGGTGGCTTTAAGTCCAAACTATAACTGGCCCGAACCAGACAATTCAGATTTCGTCAAAGATGGCGCTACTGATATTCGCGCTTTAGGCGACGCAATCGACTCGACGGTTCATACAATAGATCTCCAAGTTCAGGGCTTAATTCATCCTTTCCTACTAATGGGAGCATAAATGGCAACCACATATAAAATACTCGGACAATCAGCACCAGCGGCAACAACTGAAGTTGATTTATACACAGTTCCAGCCGCAACCGAAGCAGTTATTTCTACCGTAACGATTTGCAATAGAGGAACAGCTTCGGGAACCTTTAGAGTGTATGTTTCTCCCAACGGAGCTGCGACAGCCAACGCAAATTATGTTATTTATGACGCAACGCTCGGCCCAAAAGAATTTCTTGCTCTGACTTTAGGCATAACGCTTGATGCCGCAGATGAACTTCGAGTTTATGCTTCTACAACAGATTTTAGCTTTAATGCATTTGGAACGGAGATTGCATAGTGGCAATTTCAAAATTTCCTTTTGCTACTCAACGAACAACTGACTTTACCTCATCCGGTACTTGGACTTGTCCAGCTGGAGTTTATTCTGCTGAATTTCTTGTCATCGGTGCTGGGGGCGGTGGTGGTGGAGCAAATCGCACTGCTGCTTCAGGAAGTAGTTGCGGCGGTGGTGGCGGCGGCGGTTCTGTTAAAAAAGTTATTTTGCCTGTAACTCCGGGTTCATCTTACACAATCACAGTGGGGGCAAAAGGCACAGGATCAAGCGCAGCCGCAGGTTCTAATGGTGGATATTCGGAAGTAGTTTTATCAGCTACGACATTAATCAGATCTTACGGTGGTGGCGGTGGAACCGCACATAATGGCACAAGTTATTTACTTGCAACAGCGACGGGAACAATTGCCGGAGCTGGTGGTTATGGTGGACAATCAGCTTCCACTCCTGCTTATGGCGGTGGTGGCGGTTCTTGGAATGTCGATAACAAACCTTACACAAGTTTTTCGACGAATACTGTTGTTCCAACTGAAGGATCAATGGGTGGAGACAATTCCACATTTTTCAATAGCAATGGTTCATTTGGTTTAGACGGATTCGGTAATGGCGGTTCCGGCGGTATATCGGTATCGTCATCTCGAAGCGATTATGGCGCTGCACCTTACGGTGCGGGCAATGGAGCTGTAAGGGCTACCTCTGGCGCTTCTAATGGTTCCAATGCAACACTTTACGGTTGTGGTGGCGGCGGTTCGGCAACTCAAGCAGTAACGACGGCTTCAACTGGTGGAGACGGTGCTGACGGATTAGTGAGGATTACCTACTTTGGCTAGATATGCAATTATTAAAGACAATAAAATCCATAACGTAATTGTTTGCGACGAAGATTTTAAAGATCAGAATTATGCGGACGCAATTTTGTGTCCAGAAGAATTCGGTGTTGGTGATCTTTATGAAAATGAAGTTTTCGAACGAGTCATAATTGTTATGCCCAATGACGACGAAACTTTGTAAAGCCGGTCGTCAACTTCGCGAACAAATTGACGATGATTATCCTGAGCGCGATCGTAAGTCTGATGGTTGGGTGGCTGATGCTCGTCACGTTGCCAAAGGCAATTCTGACCATATACCAGACGCTAGAGGAATCGTCCGAGCTTTAGATATTGATGCGAATCTTAACGCACATCCTGAAGAAACTTATGCTTTAGTTGAAAAGTTACGCAAATGTGCTAAACGCGGCGATAAACGTATTAAATATATTATTTACGATGGAATGATTATGAGTCCGATATTGGGATGGAAACGCCGCAAATATAAAGGGGCTAATCCGCATCGTTCGCATTTTCATATTAGCTTTACAACTTTGGGAGACAATGACGGCAAATGGTTCGACCTAGAAGGAGACAGAGATGAGCGACTTAAAGAAGATGGCGGAAAGCTGGGCAAAGACATTCCTAGCAACAGCATTAGCGACCTATCTAGCGGTCGGGTGGGATGTCGATGCAATTGCAAATGCGGCTCTAGTATCAGTCTTGCCTAGCATTATCAACTGGCTTAATCCGAATTACGAGCGTTACGGGCGAGTTCGGTAATGGATGCGAATACCATCGCTGGATTCGTAGCTTCGGTTCTCGGATCAATCGCCCTACTTATCGCTGGGCTGCGTTACATTATCAAATTGGAAAATATTCCCATTGTGTCGCGTCTTGATAAAATGGAATCTCAGTTAGAATTAGCCCTATCGAAGAAGGTGGGGGCTAATGGCAACAGGAAAGCGCGTTAAGAAGCCGGTAAAGAAAACCGCTAAAAAACGCCGGACGGTTAAAGAATTGCCTACTAAGTTAGATTATTGGGCGATTGCCTGTAAAGAAATTTATGA